CTCAAAAGCAGTAACTGGGCCCCCCCGGGGCTCACCACTTAAGAGTAAACCACCAGGGTTGCCAGATTTTCGGTCTCTGGAGACCATTCCTCTGCCTACGCGGGGTCGAGATTCCCGGAAACATTGAAGCAGAATTGCTTCTATGTTCGGCTGCGGCAACCCCAGCAACTATATAGCAAGACGTGGGCGGGCATATCCGTTAGGAACAGCACCTCGTCCGGCCAGAAGCCACCGGGGCGGGGTTTTAAAGACCCATACTTTCAGATTTGCCAGTCGCTCTCCCATAACTCAATGTGGGTAAGCAACCAGCCCCTCCTGAAGGGGGTTAACTGGCCAAGGGGGGTCGTTACACCCCATAACTCACCAATCCCGGGGAGATCTATGAGCTATTGTTGCCTTAAGGTTACGTTTAACGACCATTTGGACTACTAAATTGTCCAGATGAACCTCGTCGTGTGAGTTTAAAGACCTCACAAGGTCATGAGACCTTAAACAGTCTCATTGGCAGAGGCACCGGCTATGTTAATGATGGAACGAATCCACCCATAACCGCCATTGCCAGCGCCATTGGCTGGAACCTGGAGGATGTCCGAGGAAGCCGTGAGGCAATTATCCAGAGAAGAATACATGCGCCACACCGAAGAGGCATTGAAATACCTCATATAGTACGGGGTGTACGGGGCTAGTATCTTCGCAAAACCATCAACTAAGATGGTGGTGGTGAACTCGGTGAGAACTTGGTAAACAACCTCAGATGCCATGGAGAAAGAAAATGTCATCTGAGCTGGGGCGGGCGTAGCCGTAGTGTTTGCAACGTAGCTCATATTCAGGTAAGTAAAACCTGAATAACTATTGGGAACACCGGTGGGGCCAGTTGGAGTCAAAAGCTTGATATTATAATCAATCTTGAATATGCCTCCAGCCAGAGTCCCAGTGGTAGCGTTGGTATACGCATAAGCCATTCCCTGTGAAGTGAGCCGTAGATCTCCACTGTCAGTGACAGGTGCAGCAAAGTAGGCATTGTTGTCAGAGGGGCCGGTGGAGTAACTGAGAGTGGCAGGTTTCCAGGCCTGCCCAGCAACCGCATTTTGATTGGACATCAGCCGAGACAAGTTGGCTGGGGTATTGATATTTCCAATCGGAGGGTCGTTGGGATCTCGATCATAATACATGAAAACGAGCCCACTAGTGGTGGTGCTACAGGCCGGCACATACGTTATGCGCAAGCCCATAATCTTATAAGTCTCAAAGAGAGGCACCATTCTGGCTATTCGGGTACTTGTCCAAGTAACAGGATTAAAATCAACCATCATTATGATGGTCCCAGAAGTTGCGTTGTTAGCAACTCCAATGATCTCGGAGCCAGTGACTACAAGATCACCATTGGTCCCGATATTTTTCATCGCGAATTTAGTGCCGAGATTAGCTCGGTTAGACGCTGGGGCAGATTGTTTGGCAGAGCCGCTTCCAAGTCCTTGTTGGACTTGTTTACTTGCTCTAGGGACCTGTTTACCAGGGCTATTTGCCCGTTTAGAACTCCCATTCTTCTTGCGAGCCATAATGCAAGAGCTAGAATCACCGGTAATATGATACAAAGTTGCGGGAGTAGTGTGTTTAAATCAATCATGCAGCAGCATGCCAATCTAATTTTATGCAGGGAGGTAGCTATTACAATTATAAACCTGCAAAGGAAGGTCACACCATACACCAATTCAATTATCCTACTCAGACCCGAGCCAAAGGGATTGAATTTCCCTAAGGGTGGGTATCCTCTTACGAGTCAACTCAAGAGGGGTGTAAAAGTCATCGGTCGAAAAATCAGCCGAATAGTCAACTTCGACACCCCGTGAATAGAGCCACTGGATAAAGCCCCAAATAAGGTTCCTGTTATCCAGGTCCCAGTAGGACTCCACCAGCAGGGCAATAGCCCTGACCAGTGTCTGGCCTGGGCTTTGCCTTGACTGAGGCTTCAATAATGAGGCCAGTATCTTGCGAGGATTTGAAGGGGTTTGGATGTACATGCCGGAGAAAGGATCTATATGGAACCTCCCGCCAAGGAAGGTCAATCCACTAAGGTCTGTAGATTCAACGGCAGCTTCAGGTTTGAAGTGTACACCACAGGATTCGTAGATGGGTGCCCTTTTCTCGGCTGAGAATTGGGCCACGACCTCATCACTCATGGAGATGAGTTCATCATCACCATAAAGAGCACATTTTACATGATGTTTAAAATGATCATAGTCATTAGAAACTAACCTCATGTAGCTCAAGGCAATGACGATGAAATGGGCCAATGTACCATCAGACGAAGTATTGATCTCACCAGATTTAAGACCATGATCAGTGGCCAAAACATACCCGAGTCCGGTCACAAGCCATGAACACATAGATTCATGGTAATAGTAATCGATACGGGCACGATTCTCAGGCGTTCTATCAGATTCCCGCATGGTTCCCCACCGGTACTCCTTGATTACTAACCTGAGCCAGTTTACGAGCCTAGCATCATACTTGCTTGCATCGCCCTCTTCCTTATTTTTGCAACGGTTTATAGATTGAGCCATTGCATCCGAGCCCCCAAAGAATTTGGTAAAGCCTAGGTAGGAAGAGGTCTTATAATGACAAGTTTTCAGACGTTCGTTGAAGTCTTGGAACATCCTGGCAGTACAGGCCAGATAAGATATATCTGGACCTGTTATAGACCTAACATTATCAGAGTCCAATTTAACTGTGGAAAGAAGTTCCGTCTTGACAAAATTATGCCATAAGACCTTGGTGCCGATACGGTGCGCGTACTTCCAGAACGCAGCGATATCATTGAAACACTTGCTCCAGGCTTCACCCTTGGTCCCATAAAACCATTTGTAGGGGATGCCTGGTGTGGTGTTATGCTGGATGTCGACCTCCGAGAATTCAATAATTCGGTGTCCATGCACAGCAGCCCCAAACTCCATATCCAGCCACTGATGGAGTCTTACAATCTCAGCCTCAGTGGGGATTTTATCTACTATAGGTAATGAATACCTAGAGACAGCTTTGATCTCCCTCCTTGCAGAGGGGCGACAAATACCGAACTCTTCGAAAGTATCGGAAATTCCAATTGTACCTAAGTATTCATGGAAAGTAGGATCTAGATCATCCTTATTTGGGTTTGTATAAATGGAAGGTAGGCGATCAACTCTACCAACCACAGGGAGGCCAGATTCTAAGCCAACTTGGAGCGCGTCATCATTGACGGGCCTCAAAGCTCCGTTGGCTAGGAACCACAGAGGGATCACTCCAAACTCCTCACGGAGTTTGAAGGCCCAGAGGGCCCTGTCCTCGCAGGGCCTCTCTGAAAATCCTCTGTTTGTTCCATGTTGTGAGAGAACTCACAAGTGTCCCGTATCGTGCACTTTGCCCCAGCCAAATTCGCGGGGCAGGGCTTAGCCTTACCGGCACCCTTATTCTTGTTCCTCTTGGTCTTTTTGGGCGCCTTGGCGCTCTCAGGTACCGTAGGAGCCGATGTGAGTTTCCCCACGACGGATGCAAGATTGTTGACTATCTTTGCAAGATCAGCAACAGATTTGTCAACAGATGAAGGGGGGGTCTGGGGTTTTCCGGCAACAGGTTTCTTCCGCTCGGGGTCAATACGACGACTTCTATAAACCCAAGTAGGATCAAAGTCGTCAAAATCATCAGGGACATCATCAGCCCAATCGCCAGTTTCCTCCCATGTGTTGTAGTTGGGCTCAAGCCCACCACGCATACGACGCGCTCTCTTGCCCCCCTTACGGTAGGCAGACTCAGTTTCAATGTCTGGGGAGGGGGGGGCAGGTTTGCGTAAAGCAATAATATCGTCAGGGCTGAAAGGGTGAAAGCCCTTACGCTCTGACCCCTGTCTCCTACCCTCATGCACTCCGATGACGACTCGGCCAGCGGATAGGATGGGGGATCCAGACATACCGTTAATGGAACCAGCAAGATGATCCCCATCAACAATCTTTCCAGTACTGAACTTGGCAGCAGTAGAGTCATTTGGGAAACCAATAATTGCGACCTCACTATCATCCTCATCAACCTGCCTCGGTTTCAAGCCGGGCTTATCGGATTGCAAATGACGGGGGACGTGGCATATCACCATGTCCCCATTAGATGAGGTTGACCTGTAATAAGGAACCAAAGGGAAGCGGACAGTCTTGTCAACGCAAACCCATTCAGCATAGACAGGTTTTCCCTTGTCATCAAGCATAGGGGTCCCGAGATCGAAGGTTCCACCAACGTGGGTATGGGCGGCTGTAACGATTTTGTCGTTGCCGACTTTGAAAGCTGTCGTCCAACCCTCGTATTTCCCATCGACCCTAGAGACGACGCGAATAACGGAAGTGGGGGTCTGCAAGTCATAGAGTCTCTTACCAGACTCACGCCTGAAAGTGCTACACTCACCCAAAAACATGGCCATGCACTGCATCTCCACATTCTCAGGCAACTCAGAGTACAAAGGAAGTCTCTCAGGAGTCTTGCAGGGTTCGAGTTGTTCAGCAAAGGCGAGTTTCTCAAGGATCTCAAGCCTCTCCTTCATGCTACCAATCTGGTCCGCATGTTCTCTCGTAAAACCCAGACCCGGCTTTGCAACCGGGCCTGGGGTGTCGCCCTGAAGGGTGCCGCCATAATTAAAAGGAATGGCGGGGTTCTTCTTAACCTGCAAAGTAACATCACTCGATAGCCTTATGTTAGGTAAGACCCAAGCGACAACCTTCTGTCTCCAACCGCCATGCACAACCATCGTGTTCGTGTGCACTTGCTTACCATCCTCATCTACGTGTGTGGAGTGGTAAGGGGTCAATCCAGAAACGGAGGCGTTAACAACCTCCCGAAGGAGGTACATCCCAGTGAACATAGCCCCGAAATAAGTCGAGGCATAATAAACTAGGGCCAGGTAAAGGTAAGAATAGAGGACGAATTTGGGGGCAGCCCATCTGTTAAGCCTAGTCCTACAACTCTCACGAGCCATAAAACCTAACCAGATGCACCACCAGATGGGTCCTATGGACCCAACCGGTATCATAAATAAGGTCCTCCAACCATAGAGGAACCAGAAGAAACCGACAACGTTTACCCAGAGCGCCTTAAACGTCTCGAGACCCATTTTGGAGGGGGGGGGGATGGAGGAGAAGTCACGGGCTTCATCAGACCAAACTTTAGCAGTTTGGAGAGCCCACACCCTCTCCTCCCATCTCTTTGCAGCAGTCTCGCAAGTTCCCCCTAGACCCAGCTCATTATCATAAGTATGAAGCCTTGATGCTCTAAACTCGAATTGCTCAATAGGGAGCTGTCTCAAGCGGCAGGGATGGTCATTCTCCAGCATGGTGTAGTAAAGGTTTTCGGATTTTTGTTCGAGATTGAACATTGTTTCGTCCATCTCTG